ACTGCTTCAGAGTATGGGACAGATGTTAGTGGCTGACCACCACGGCACCCATCAGGGTACACAGTAAAGCCACGTAGGCGGTGGGCATAAGATGCAAGGGTGTTGGCAAAGTCGTCAACTGTATCTTCGTTGTTAAGTTTGCCGCCCCATGTTGGGATGTTAATCGTGGAAGAGATTGACATATCCACATAGTCCTGCACATCAGCTTGGAAAGCCATACGACGCTTGTAGTCCTGTGCAAGATCAAGTGCGGACTCAATGTTGTTGGGGTCTACACCATGCACATCAATGATTTCCTGTGCAGCGGAGTCAACAACGTACTGGTAGTGCCACCTATTCTGGCCCTTTAGATACCGCCGCTTATAGGCGACAGCAAATATAGGCTCAACACCAGTGGAAGTCCCAGCCAGAATACCAATCGAACCCGTGGGGGCAATTGCTCTGTTAGCCACAGGGCGGGAAACAGACATAGCATCAGCAAAGTCACGGCTAACACTATTAGAAACGCCTTTGTAGATTCCCAACCAATGATGCAATTCGGGAGTGACCTCATAACGGTATCCTTTCTTAATCAGCCACTCGTGCATACCCATAAGGCCAAGGCCCAAGCGACGGTTCTTTTCACGTGTCTCATATACCTTGCTATAAGGCAGCTTGGCACGTAGGGTTCCGCAAAGAAGGAACTTGGTTCCTAGCTCTACGATCTGAGTAAATTCTTCAAGGCTATCAATGCGTCCCATGTTAATGCTGCCCAAGTTGCATACATCTGAGTCATCTTCAGATGTTACTTCAGTACAAGCATTGCGTAGCGTTTCATTCTCTTTATCAAAGAAGTTAAAAGAGAACCCCGGTTCGGCGGTTGATAGGGCTTGACGAACATTTGTCCGAAATACGTCACCTACTTCTCCTGTCTTCCAATAGTTAGTAAGCCATGCAGTGTCATAGTTGACAGAGATGTTTGTCATATCCAGCGGAGCAATGTAGTTAAAGTCCTGCTCCTTTACCTGCCCAACGGTAAAGCCTGTGTTGCCTACGGGCATTTCATACCAGTTCTTAGCAGCAAGAAACTGTGTTACATCAGGGTGTTGCCAATTAAGACTGGCATAGATAGCTGACCTGCGTGAGCCACCCTGCATGACACGACGACCGATCTCGTTAATCATCTGCATCTTGGGGATAGGCCCACTGGAAAGACCGCCTGTGCCGTTAAGCACACGACCTTCTTCACGATACACAGAGTAGTCAACACCAATGCCGCCGCCTGTCATTAGGCAGGACTCAGCCTTCCAAGATAGGTTGGCCCAGTCTTCACGTGTATCTTCTTCAGCACGTAGAAGGTAGCAGTTATTGAAGAACTTGTTGGGACGACCAGCATAATATAGGTAGCGTCCACCCGGAATGAACTTCAAGTCAGTAACCATACGCTTGAGTTCGTCCTTCTCATCTTGTGTCATGTAGTCTTGGCACACATCGTCCACTAGAACATTAGCTAATGCCGACCAAGTTTCACACCCATGATGGGCATACTTATGTTTGAAAATATCCTCACTGAACTTGGATCGGAACATAGGGTTTTCATTAGAGCGGAAATGCGGCATCAGCTACTCCTCTTCGTTAGCGGTATCGTGGACATGAAGCATGATAATAGCATAGTGGATAATCTTGAGCAAGTCCTTACGGTTCTTTCCATCCTTTTTTCCATACCTTTTCCAGTATTTCAATATGTTGCCCATACAAAATCCTTCGCCATAATCAGCATCAAGGATTGTGTCAGTTGCCTGATACTTACTAGACGCATAGTGCTGTGAATAGGTTGCGTCTACGTAGTCCTGAATCTCATCGAGATACAGGTTCTCATCGAACTTGTACTTTGTCATTGTTACCTCTAGATGTTTGACAAGATAGAGTTTATTTTCTTTCTTGTGTATTCAACTTCCTTGCTACAAATAACTTTGTAAGCAAAGCTTCTTGTGTAACCCGGATCAACACCTGCCATGTCACACACAGTTGAAAAGTCTTCAGCGGTTACGCCTACACTAGCAAAGAACCATGCCTGTGCATGTGTCCTGTCTAGCTTGGCGCGTTCAGATTCATTTGTTGTTGATGGCTTGGACGCATCAAGCAACGCTTGTAGTATGACAGTCATAAACAGGACACGTTCAGGTGACGACTGCTCCTGCATGTAGTCTTCAATCTCAATAAAGATGTCTGTCACTGCAGCCATTCCTTTGGAATACCATCAGATAGTTTGCAGTACATGAAGCCGTGCCTCTCGCACCATTGAGCATATGTCTTTCCATTTGGTGCTTTAGTTAGCTTCTTGTTTGGATTGTCAAACACAAAGCGTATGTCAAGATGTGGGTGTGCCTCTTTAATGCGTAGATGTTTTGCCCTATCGTGAGCCTTAAACCACCCCTTGACTTCAAGATAGATACCATTAGGTAACAGGAAGTCAGGAGTATAGTTTCTGGTTGTCACGACAGGGTATTCGATGCGTTCAGTCTCGTATTTGATGGCAACACCAAGCGTGAGAAGATACTCAGCTACAGTTACCTCTGAACCCGATCTAAACTTCTTATTTTTTAGACCCCTTTTTGAAGAACGCTTCGACGGCTTTCTTGGCATTAGTTGAGACTATCCATAGGAATTTCCTCAACGTCAGGCTGCTTTTGAGTTTGGGTAAGGTAGCGGATACCGTTTGAATAGTTGAAGGCGCGAAGTCCTTGACCGTTGTTAGCATCACTCCAACAAGTTCTTTTAAAAGAACAATATACGCAGCCAGTATCAAGGCGACGATTGCCAGATTTACCATCAGGAACATCGCTATAACACCTACTGGGAGGAGTGCTATGTCCAACAACTCCACGAACTTTCTCAATCCTTTCTTCAGCATTAATCATCTCCAGATCATGTATGGGTAGATAGGCAATCTCACCATTGGATTTATCAATGGCAAGGAACCCTGCCTCTTTCGCGTTCTCTGCTTTGGCATAGGAAGAAATCTGTGCGATGTACCCAAAGGGGTCATCACCTGCAAGGTGTCCGTACTTAAACTTCCTAAACCCAAAGGGTGATGCACTCTTGAAGTCAACGAGTGTGCCGTCAATCTTACCATCAATGTGTCCCAGCACACCGTTGACCTCAACCTCCTTCTGTTCATCCGTAACTTCATGTCCTGATGTACGAGTGAGTAGAACAAGTAGTGCTTCAAGAATATCTCCAAACAAAAATTTAATACGGGTGCTTGAAGAAAGTGTCTCCTGTGGGGCTTGGTTTATTTCATACCAAATCTTACGATCAGGTTGCCCCACAAGAGACAGTCTCAGGTTGGCCTTTCTGTCGCGCTTCTCCTCAATGGATCGACGCACTGACATACTGACCTGCTCAATGAAGGCTTCCATGTCAGCATCTGATACCACACGCTCGTTCTCATCGGAGAACAAACTGTATATATCTTCAACCACGGTTTCAATGGACTTATGTTGTGACATGATATGCCTTTCTTTTTATTAAAGCTTGGTCCCACCCTCTCCAAGCTAGTGTGCTGCTCTATATCGTGACCGCAGCCCCGTGAGTGTACTATCTCTTAGAAAGGAACATCTTCAGAGATAGTTGTGTCGTGCTTGTAGCCGCCATCAACGACAGGCAGAGCATCTTCAGCTTTGCTGCCGCTGTATTCTACAAGATCGACAACCTGTACAACCTGAAGGTCTGCACTCTTACCTGCACGACCTTGGTATGTGTACTCATAAGGCTTGTACATTACATTCACCTTACTGCCGTTACCAATCAGTGTATCCTTGATTGGGTTCTTCTCACTGTCAACAACAGACGGTGGCTGGTTGGTATCGCCACGAGCGTTACGAACCTTACGCTTAATCGTGATAAAGTTACCACGCTCATCGCCCTTGTTCTTGACGTTAAGACCGTCGCCTTGAACCGTGGCTAGGTTATCGTCGTCTAGGCATACGTCGATCTGCCATACACCATCTGTATCAAACGTAGTGTTAGGGGTTACAACTGATGCCCAGTATGCGGTTCCAGAAATTACAGTCATTTACTTTCTCCTTTGCAGTGCCACTCAACGGTGGCTGTTGATGAGGTATACATAGTACTCGTTGTGTTTCAGGGTGTCAACAGTTTTTTTCAACCGTCGAATCTTGATTCATGTTCTCTCATATTGTTTTCTCCAGTGAAGAACAAGTCGTACTGGGAGTAGTCGTCGTTATCATCACGAGTACGCCTCTTGTTCTTCATGTATGTCTTCAGGTTAAGGATCGTGTTAAACCATACGCCAATTAGCACGAGCGTCTCCACGGTTAGGATTAGGTATGACATTACTGTATCTCAGGCTTAGTCATTGGTTTCTCCAGTTGGTTGATAGCCATGTTGTAACAATCCGCACGGACGATAAACCCATTGTCACCATCCTGTTCCCCACGACGAAGGAACCGTGCGTCCTCGATGTACTTCTTCTTGTCGTAGTGACCTAACACCCACGCCCGTGTCTTGTCGTAGTGGACACGACAGAAGATGTAGATGTCGCAGCCCTGTCGGGTATTAAAGTCCGCCACAGAGCAGTCGTAGTAGTCCTTTGGCGGGGTACTGGTCCGCTTCGTCTTGACGTCTGCTGTCCGTCCGTCAGGGAGGATCAGATCGTACTGGTAGGTGTGCTTGATCTCGCCGCCGTAGACACGCTGTGCTGCTATCTCCCCAAGGAATCCTGCGACGTTACCGCCACCGGCCTCGATGGAGTTTTGCAGGCGTCCCATCTCTTTTGAGAGGTAGTCGGCCATCTTTCGATCCTCAGGCGTCAGTTCAATCAATTGCATCAGTGTGTCTCGCTCCAGTTGCGTCCTATCTTGTATTCACTGTCCAGAGGACAACGAACCTTGAGAATTTTCTCTGTCTCTTTCATAGCTTTCTTGGTGATCTCACCAAACCTTTCAGCGTGTTCACGTTTGACATCGAACTGATACTCGTCATGGATACTGGCAACAAGGTTGGCATCTAGCTTCTCTTGCTTTGCCATCTTCACGATCTGTATCAGCCACTGCTTACATATAACAGCACCTGCTCCTTGGATCAAGAGGTTAAGTGCTGAGTGTGCGGACCTGACTTTGAGCCTACGCCCATCAAGTCCGGGTACATAGCCACGTTGTGCTGCCTGTTCAACACGTTGGCGTAGTGTCTTAAGTGCAGGTACGTTGGAAAGGAACTGGTCAATCAATCGTTGCCCATCCTTTGCTGTACCACCTACCACGCTACCAATCTTGGCAGCACCAGCGCCATAGATAAAGGCATAGATAAACGTCTTAGCTTGGTCACGTGTCTCCAGCCCTGCTGCGTTCTGGTTGGCGGTGTGAATGTCACCGTTAACAACCTCGTTGATAAACGCTTTGTCATTCAGATAGTGAGCAAGTCCACGTAACTCAAGTGAACTCGCATCACAACCCACCAGAACTCTGTCAGGTGCTGAAGCAATCCAACACTCACGACACTCCTTGCCAAACTCAGAGTAGGAGGCAGGAACCTGTGCCATGTTAGGTGCATGGTGTGCCATACGCCCACTGACTGCCTTGAGTGTAAGCACTCTGCCGTGGACCCTACCATCGTCATCGTAGTAGTCGATCCACTGCTTGATTTGTGACACACGCTTTTGCAGTAGCAGGTAACGTGCAATCAACTGTGCTTCAGGTATGTCCACATGCTTGAGAACTCCTTC